CAGGGTTCATTGCATCAGGTTCATTTGGCACTCCTTCATCAATCATTAGCTGTGTTAATGGGTCTTTGTTATCACCACGTACAGTACGAATATAATACTTGCTATGTCGAGCATGAATACCACTTGCACTATCCACCAACTGCGAAACTGTTCCACTAGGTTTAACACATGTAATTGCAGTTGATTGATTAATTCCAAGCCTATCTGCCCATTCTTTATTTGTTTCAATTGCAGTCTCCCTTAATGTATCAAGAATAAATCGTATATCTCCTGCTGAACCATTCGTTATTTGATTGTCCATGATACCTGTTAAAGATACACCTAATAGTCTTTCTTCTATTGTATTATCTTTCCACATCTTACGTAAATATTTAAAGTCTGTTAATGTTGATTGATATGTTCCAAGAATAGTAGCAACTTTTACTTTATCCTGTAGTGTATCTATATTATCATCTTCACGGATAACAACTTCTGTAAGATTACAGAATTGATTAGGTCTTAGTATAATCTCAGAGCATGGGTTCGTGCCAAAATCAAACTCTGTGTTTCTTCTTCCTGACTTACCTGCCTGTTTTACAGCAGACTGTCTATTAAAGATACCACGTTCTCCTGACTTGCTTTCTACCAGAGAGAACCATTCACGCATAAATGTTTCCATCTCTGGTTTAAGTTTGTAAGCTACACTATTATTTGATAAAGCTCTATGTCCATGTGTCTCCCACCAATTGCCTGACTTAGCATGACGCATTTGGTCATCATTTAAATTTGAAAGACTGATGAGGGCAGAACGTCTTACCCCACCAACGACTACTACCTCACCAATCTTACACATCATGTCGTGACATTCAATAGGGTAGAGTTTTCTACCTGCTGCATTTTTAAATGTCGCAACACAAAACTTATATAAATCTAACAATGGTGCAGGACCTGATGCCCTACCACCAAATGTTTTTAACTTAGCTCCTGCAGGTCTTACCAATGATACATCTAATGTTGGTATTTGTCCAACAGATAACATGGCAAGTAACTCACGTAATGCTCTTGCCCAACCTGAACGAGAATCAGCAACCTTAATAACAGTCTTACTGTTTTCAAAGTGTTCATTAATTGCTGGAATTTTATCAACACAATTTCTTTCAACAGAAAAACCTACACCTGTACCACACATAAGAATATACATAGCTTCATCAAAAGCACGTAAGTCATCAACAGCTAAGTAAGAACAGTTGTATCCTGCTACATTACATTTGTCTAAGGCTTTACCTGAAGTCATTAATGCTCTCATACTTGGCATAACTTTTAATTCTTTTATGTAGTCTCCAATACCATCTGTACCATCTACAAAAACATTAGGAAACTTATTGTACATATAGTCACAGTATCTATCTACTGTTTCAGTCCATGTTTCTCTTCTGTTTTCTTTTTCTAACCATCTTGCGTATCGTGATATTGCTATAAAATTTTGATAATCATTCATCTTTCATCTCCTGTGTTATTCTTAAATTTTTAATTTTTACTCCACTTATTTCATGTAAGTATTCTTCTAACGAATCTTTAAATTCTTCTGTAACATTGCCATCAGAAGGAATTGTGTATTCTTCATGGTCAACTTCTAATGACATCATTATATTAACTCGTATCATTTTTAACCTCAATAAGTTTATTAAGATACCATTGAGCTTTCTTTAAATCTTCTTTGCCATTTTTATATCTGTATCTCCAAAGATATTTTAATATATTTCCCTGTAAATAATATTCAAAACCATCGCCTGTAATGGCTTCTATTGCATCAATACATTCAAGACTTGACGCATTGTAATGTGGTGGTCTATCAACCATATCAACTGCCATTATGCACTCCCTTCAGTTTTTGTTTTAAAATCAATCTGAATAACATTACCCTTTTTTCCAGTAATTGTCAAGCCTTTTTCGTCTTCTTGATAATTAAATACATAATTTCTTGCAAAATCATCTACATCTTCCATTAAATCTGGATCATCTTCCATCATAGGAATTAAACTACAAAGCATCTTACATAGATGCCACATCTCTCTTTTGTCTTTTACATTCATAGAATTATCGTGAGCTACAATAATTTGTATTGCAACTTGCCCTGTCCATCTGTTTGTTTTTTTACTTAGTTGTGGTCGTAAATGAATAAAGTAATCTTCAGAATTAAATCGGTTCATTTCTATTGTCATTTCTTTTTCCTTTCTATTTTTTTATTTTTAAAAGATATAAATTTTTTTATTTTAACCCTTGACTTTTTTTCTTTTAACCAATCCTCTGGAATAACTCTATCAGCATATTGAAAACCATACTTTATACACCAATCTCTATAACTTGATTTAGCACCCTTACGAATTTTAGTTTTGCTATTAGTAAATATAAATCGTATATCTAGGTAGGGATGTTGCTTTTTAATTTCTATATGTTTCCTTCTGTCTGCTGCTAAAAACCTTCCTTTTGTTTCTATTATAATTCCATTATTAAGTAAAAAATCAGGGGTATAGGTGCGATAAGCAAGGTCTTCCCACTCTATTTTAATTTTTTCATAAAGAAACTTTACTTTGTGTTCCTTTAGATAGGTGGCTACAGTATCTTCTAAACCACTCCTATACCCATTTTTACGTGCCATTTGTGTGGCACTATATGAAGCCATTACAAATAGTATCGCATTCTGTAAAATGAATCATCTCCGTAGTTTACTCTCTCGCTTACACCAAGATGTTTCATCTCTTCACGTACTAATTTATCAGCTTCTCGTCTTTGCTCCATTGCCTGACGCAATCCTGATGTCCTACGTTCTCTATATTCTTTTTTAAGGCTAAGAAGTTCTTGTTCTTTTTCCTTAATCATTTCTTCCATTTCATTTAATGTTACTTCAGTCATTTTTTTCTCCCCATATTTTTTTTGCTTCTCTTTTTAATCTGTCACTCCAAGTCCAAGAATCAAAGTTTGGATATATAAGTGAAGCTAACTCATGTCTATCATCACTAATAGACAAAAATTTCTGTATGCTAAACGCTACTTGTTTAAGTTGGTTTTTATATACAGATAAATTTTTAAGTGTAAATTTTTTATGCTCTTTTGGTGTAGCAAAAAATAAATCTACACTATTACTTGGATATGCCATAGAATAGAATGCCATTTGTCTTTTTTGTGCTTCAGTAGGTTTTGATGGCATACGTGTTGATGTTTTTAAATCAACGATTTTATTTTTAAATCTAAAATCAATGTATCCCATAACAGGTATTGGCATATCATCAAATTGCACTTCAACTTTTTCTTGATACTGTTCTAAATTTTTATATTTAAAGTTTGTATCAATAACTTCTCCAAAGCCTTTTAACAACTTTCTTTCTTTATCTAATTTGCCATCTACTGAATTAATCATTTGTTCAGAACACATACTAAGAAACTCCATCTCTAATAAATTAAAGTCAAACTTTCCTGTCTTATATTTATTTGCTAGTACAGATTCTTGAACAATACCTCTAACTGCTCCTGCACCACTACCTGATTTAATACCAAATAAATACCTAGCTACCCACATAGGTGTATCACTTATGTAGGTATTTATACTGCTAGGCGACAAGTAATTAATATTATGTGCCTTGAATGGGTTGTTAGCTTTCATTGCTATCCAACTCAACATCAACAAAATCATCAACAACATTCATATCTTCATCAGATAAGCCATCATTTTTATTCTTTGCTTTCTCTGTCCAAATATTAAAAATGTAAGTGTTGTAGTTTTTTATCCATTGAACAAAGTCTTCAAATATTTTTTGTTCATCTTCACCTATATCAATAGGGTCAGGTAACACCTCATAAGTTGGAAGATAAAAAGAACTTCCATTAGGTAATTTCTTTTCTTCTGTACCTAAAGAAATGCCATGTTGAATTAGAATGTGTTTCCACGAACCAATCTTTGAAATAGGTTCACCCATGATTTTAAAAGCGTCACGGTTATCTATTTCCCAAATAAATGGAACATCCATATCGAAAACAATTTCATCCCCATTCTCATCAACGGCATCGTGAAGCATTACTGTACCAAATAAAACACGGACTCTTTTGATTCCTTTTATTAGTTGTTTTGTGGCATCAGGTAAAGCATTATAATCTTTAATGTATCCTGTTGGTTTACCACAATTAAACCCACCTGTATTATCTTTTAAATCCATATTGAGATTATCAGACATTACAGTTTTGACATAAAACCCTCTCTCATTATCAGGTTTAACAAACTTCTTATACATAAACCTTTGTAAGTAGGGTCGAATTGTTATTGCACTTGCATAATAAACTTTTTCTTTTTCAAGATCATCAAGTTTATAAACACCACCATTAACAACTGCTGCTTGAGTTTTCTTGCCTTTAACAACAATCTCTCCCATGATTGGTGAGTGTTGTATCTTTAATCTACTTAACGTAGATGCCTGTTTCTTTTGAGTAATATCTGAATCCATGCCCATTAACTGTGACATAGCTTCAAAGTTATTTGTATCTAATGTAGTAATTTCATTATTCATTCTTTTCTCCTTTCAAAAGTTTTTTTGTTATATCATATTATATCTTTAGTGTCAAGCCAATTATTACCTATTTTTAAATCTAATAATAAAGGTACATTAAAGTCTATACTAAATTGGCTGTCAACTATCTTTTTTAAAGATGCATTAACTTCTTTTATTTTTCTTATAACATCCTGTATTTCATCAGGGTGAATATCAATTACAATACTATCATGCACAGTATTTACAATGCAAGATTGTAAGTCTTTTATTTTACTTTCTATCTCCATTAAAACTAGAGGTACAATATCGGCTGTCGCAAAAGATTGTACAGGGAAGTTTTTTATTTGAGTAAAATATGTTACTGACCCATTAACTCGTCTTTCTACATTAGGGAAAGCAAACTGTCTACCTGAAGGTGTTGTAATCTTTCCTGTATTTAGAGCTTCTTTAGCCAATCTGGAGTGCCATAATGCAATCCCTCTGTACTTTTCTGTAAACTGTTTGTAGTATTTGGCTTCGGCTTGGCTTCTTCCAAACCCTGTTGCTCCGTACAGAGGAGCAAATGTATGAGACTTCCCTTCTTGACGAGTCGTTGGTTGACCAGCATCTGTAATAACCTTTGCTGTATACGAGTGAACATCAAAACCATCTTCTATCTCCTTTTTTGCTACCTCATCTTGTGATAGATAGGCAGCCGTTCTAAATTCTAATTGAGCAAAATCAGCTTCAAGGATTTTACCACCTTCCCAACGTGACTTAAACACCTTCTTAACAGGAAAGGTATTACCTCTTGGCATATTTTGCATGTTAGGGTCACGACCACTAAACCTTCCTGTTGCAGTCATGTGTTGTGTTAAACGTGCATGAAGTTTACCATCAGGTTTAATGTGACTTTCTATACCATCAACAAAAGATGATAAGTAAGTATCTAATGCAGACAATCTAATAACTTTACCTAAAAACATTTCAGCTTGTTTTAAACCTTTATGCTTTGCCACCTTTAAAAGAAAGTCTAAGTTTGTTTTACTTGTACTCCAACCATGTGCTGACACCCACTTTGGGCTTGGTGTTGAAAACTTTAATCCTGCAATTTCATTTCTTGATATAAACAAATATCCATAACCCTCACACGTGGCACATCTTGTTGGTTTTGCATATGGTTTACCATCTTTCTTTGTCTTTGTGATCTGCCCTTTTCCATGACAAACATTGCACTTTCTTGCTTCCGTTTTATATACAAGTTTAGAATGTTCCTTAATCTTTTTATTGTAATCACTTTGTTTCATATATGGTGAAAATAAAACAGACCATTCGGCTTTATTGATTGGGGTTCTACTATATATAACAGAAGATAACTGTTCAGGACTGTTTAAATTAATCGGTGTGTGACCCATTAAATTGCCAATCTCTTTTTTTAAATACTCTTCTATGTCTCTTTTCTCATTACTAAATTGTTCCCTTACCTTATGTAACTCATCAACATCCACAGTAAAACCATTCCTATATATGTTAGCCAAAGTGAGGGCAACACGATTA